ATCATCGGTAGCGGTCGCTCCCGAACGCTACTTATACGAAAGGAACCGAAATGCCAGCAATAGTCACAGCCTCACAGCTAAGGCAAATTCTTGGCGTTTCGGTTTCTTTGTTTTCTGATGCACAGCTTGATTCTTACATTGATTCGGCTGAACAAACAATTTTGCCTTTACTTACGCAATACCAATCATCGGTGACTTTTGCCAATGTGACTGATTCCGTCATTTATTTCACCACAATGCGGCCAAATTACTTTGTGCCGGGTCAATCTGTTGTTGTAACCGGGGCCGGAGCCTACAACGCGACCTATACAGTCACCGATGATCGTATTGAGCCTTATACCTTTACCGCTGCAACAGCGGCGGCTGATCGTACTTATCCATTGCCGTTTATTCCTAACGCATTGGCTACCTTATCCGGTGGATCAGCCGCATCTCTTTATGCAAACACGCCACCGATCGAAAACGCCATTTTGGTTGTAGCTGTTGAGATTTTCCAAAGCATTACAGCTCCCGGCAATCAGATCATGTCAGACAATTTCCAGCCATCGCCATTTATTCTTGGCCGTAGCTTGAGCAACAGAGTAATTGGCCTTTTAGGCCCATTTTTAGATGTTGAAACGATGTGCCAATGACCATTGAAGCCGACATCCGCACACCATTGCAGGCCGCACTCTCAACCATAGCGGCCAATGTCTACAACGGAATTCCAGAGACAATGACAAGTCCGAGCATTTGTTTAATCCCGGATGCTCCGTATCTTGAAAGCGTTTTAATCAATGGGGCGACCACAAAAGTCAAAATAAATTTAACTGTGACAGGCGTTGTTGGTTATTCTAACAATGCAGCAGCTTTAGACAATCTAGAACAATTGATGATCAGCATCATCAGCACAATGCCGAATGGTTATGTTGTCGGCAATGTGAACCAACCTCAACCATTGGAAGTCGGTGCCGGTAAGTATCTTACGGCCGATTTACAAGTAAGCACCTATTACACCGACTAAGGAGAAATCATGCCAACAACAATCATCACCGGCAGAGACATCACTTTCACCATTGATGGTGATAATTTTGATGCTCAAGCCACATCAGCAACATTAACTGTTGATTCAACAATCAACACTTATCAGACACTCGATGGCAAGGCGTATTACACAACAGATACTCAAGGCTCATTTGCTGTGGAAATGCTTGCCGATTGGGGCGCAGCAAATTCATTGTGCGAAGCTCTATGGACATCAGCAACAAGCGCACCACAAACTGGCCTTTCAGTAATCTTTGGCGCAGATTCCGGAGCATCATTTGCTTTTGATGTGCAGCCAATCTTGCCATCTGCCGGCGGTACAGCTCCAGATGCACAAACCGTCTCACTCGCTTTCACCTGTGTGACAACACCTATTTTGACAATCACTTAACAGATAAGGAATCGGGAGAATGAAGCTACCAATAACGATTGAATTCACTTCCGGGGAGAGTGCAACCTATACCGCGCTCCCACCGGAGTGGATGAAATGGGAACAAAAGACTGGAAACACCATTCAGCAAGTATCTGAGAAATTAGGAATTGCTGATCTGATGTTTTTGGCGTACCACGCAAGCAAGCGCGAGGCAGCTGGGAAACCTGTCAAGCCATTTGAAGTGTGGTGTGAAACTGTAACTGACATCAACATGGGAGAAACCGAAAACCCAAAAGTTATGAATCCGGATCAATAAACCGGATTGTTTGGGAATTGGCTATTCAGACCGGATTGTCAAGATCAGAGTTTCAGACCGCAGAGGACATTTTAACCGCTTTTGAGATACTGAGGAGCAAAAATGGCAACTGAGCCGATCACCTATAACAAGGCCGATCTGCGCGGAATCACCAGAGCTTTTAAAGCGATGGATGAGGCAGCTGTTGAGCAAGCCAAAGGTGTTTCAAATGGCTTGGCCACTTATGTCCAGTCAAAGATTATTGGCGCAGCAAGCGGTCGGCCAAATCGATCAGCATCACGCATTGCCGAAGGGTCGCGAGTAAGCAAATCCTCAAAAATTGGCGAATTGTCGTTCGGCTTTGTTTCTCAAAAATTTAGCGGCGGTGGTACAACGCAGCAACTATGGGGAGGCAATGAATTTGGATCAAACAAATTCAGGCAATTCCCGGTGTGGTCTGGCCGATTTGGTAATGGTTCGCGTGGATGGTTTATCTATCCAACACTAAGAGCTGAACAGCCTCACATCGTTGCTCAATGGGAAGCGGCATTTACTAAGATTTTGAAGGAGTGGTGATGGCCGGACAAAGTAGAACGCTCAAGCTCTCCATCCTCGCAGATGTTGATGAACTCAAAAAAAGTCTTAATGTTGGCTCAAAAGATGTTGATGGATTTGCCGGCAAAATTGGCGATTTCAGCAAAAAGGCCGCATTGGCATTTGCAGCTGTCGCAGCTGCCGCTGGAGCTATGGCCATCAAAATTGGCGTGGATGCTGTAAAGGCTGCCAGCGATCTTGGTGAAACAATTTCAAAAGTCAATGTTTTATTTGGTAAATCTGCCAAAGACATTGAAAAATTTGCCGATGGCGCGGCAACATCGCTTGGACAAACAAAGCAACAGGCATTGGATGCCGCAGCTACATTTGCCACATTTGGAAAATCAGCCGGGCTAAGCGGTGACAATCTCAGCAAATTTTCAATTGACTTTGTAAAGCTCTCATCCGATCTTGCTTCTTTCAATAACACATCACCCGAGCAAGCAATCAATGCCATTGGATCGGCATTGCGCGGTGAAGCTGAACCTTTAAGAGCTTATGGCGTTTTGCTTGATGATGCATCATTGCGACAAGCTGCATTGGAATTGGGCATTACCAGCACGACAAAAAATGCTTTGACACCACAGCAAAAAGTATTGGCAGCGCAAGCCTTAATTTACAAACAAACCGGCGCAGCGCAAGGCGATTTTGAGCGCACGAGCGATGGTCTCGCAAATCAAACGAGAATTCTTACAGCTCAACTCGAAAACGCAAAAGTGACAATCGGACAAGCACTTTTGCCAATCGTGTTGGAATTAGCCAATTTCTTTTCTGAAAAGGTCATTCCCATTGTGCAGAAGGTTTCAGAGGCTTTTGGGTCAAAATCCGAAGGCATGAGTGGCACTTTGACAAATCTTGCTGATGGAATCAAAGGTTTTGTTCAACCAATTTTTGAAGGTTTTAAGTCGGCTTTTGACAAAATCAAAAAAACAGTAATTGAAAACAAAGATGAATTTCAAGATTTCTTTGATCTCATTAAGGCCGCAGCTCCAGTCATTGGAACTGTCATCGGCAATGCTTTTAGCTTTATTGGAGATGTTGCAAGCGTTGTTTTGAATGTGTTTGCAAATGTTTTGGGTGCTTTAAAAGGATTGATCAACACGGCAATTGATTTCATCAATCTTGCAATCCGTGGATTAAACATTATCAATCCGGGCAAAGACATTGCCTACATTGGCAAAATTGGATCAAGTACCGGCAGCACAGCTACAGGCGCATTAGGCAATTTGCAACTCAGCACCGGAACCGTTTTGACAACAAGCGGCGGAGTCACAGGCGGCGGAACAACCGGCGGTGGACTTACAACTGGAGGCGGTCTCACCGGAACTGGCGGAACAACCGGCGGTGGAACAACTGGGATTGCAGCTGTGGCAAAAAAGGTCACAAAGGTAGTTGATGATGTTGCTGGTGCATTTGATAATTTTACCAGCGGCACAACAACATTAGCCGGAATCATGGCAGCTTCAAATCAACCATTTGCTTTTGGTACATCCGGCGTTAATACCAACACGCTTGCAGGCATCATGGCAGCCTCAGCCCAACCAACAGTAACCATCAATGTCAATGCACCATCAATAATTGATGAGGAAGGTTTTAAACGCGCGACTGTTGATGCCTTTAACAATTCATTCTATCGTGGCACAAATGGGGCGACCAATTTGGTGACAGCATGAGCATTTTTAATCCTGTTTGGCGAGTCAAGATTGGAGGCACGCAATACACAAATTATGTGTTGGCAAATCTGACAATTACAGCCGGTCGAACAAACATTTATCAGCAAGCAAATGCAGGCTATGTTAATTTACAGTTAATCAATTTAGATCAATCAAACATTGACATTGAAATCAACGATGCTGTCACAATTGAATTGCAAGATTCAACAAATACTTATGTGCCAATTTTTGGCGGTACGGTTGTGGAATTTGACATTGGGATTGCTGCATCAGGTGTTGTTGGACTTAATCAATCGGTATCCATTTTGGCATTAGGTGCTTTGTCGCGATTGCCAAAAGCTTTAACCACCGGTGTTTTAAGCCATGATTTTGATGGCGATCAAATTCTAACAATCTTGACCGATCTTTTAATCAATTCGTGGAATGAAGTGCCAGCGGCTTTGACATGGGCAACCTATGACCCGACCGAGCAATGGCAAAATGCACAAAACACGGGCTTGGGTGAGATTGATACACCGGGCAGCTATGAGCTGGCACAACGATCATCATCAACAATTGATGTTTATACTTTAGTTTCAAATTTGGCCACATCGGGATTGGGCTATTTATACGAATCCGCGACCGGGCTTATTAGCTATGCCTCGGCCGATCATCGCTCAATTTATTTGGCAACCAACGGATACACAGATGTCTCAGCTGCACAGGCTTTGGCCAGTTCTATTTCGGTGCAGACAAGAACCGGTGACATCCGAAACGACATAAATTTGAAGTATGGTCAAAATTCTCAAAATCAGGTCAGCGATAGTGATCCAACGAGCATTGGCCTTTATGGCCAACTGGCCCAAATAATTTACACAACCGTGCGTCATCAAGCTGATGCCGAGGATCAGGCGGCGTTTTACCTAACGCTAAGAGCTTATCCTCAAGCCAATTTTAATGAGATCACTTTTGAGCTAACCAACTCAGAAATCGATGATGCTGACCGGGATGCTTTAATTAACATTTTTATGGGCTTGCCATTGCGTATTACCGATCTGCCGCTTAACATGGCATCAGGCACTTATTTGGGATTTGTTGAAGGTTGGACATGGCGTGCCTCTTACAATTCTGTGTCAGTTACCGCTTTACTTTCACCATTGGCATTTTCATTGCAAGCCATGCAATGGCAAGATGTCGCAATAGCAGAACAATGGAACACAATTAGCGGAAGCCTTAATTGGGCAGATGCCTTAGTCGTAGCGTGAGGAGAAAACATGAGCAATCCAACAACCCCATTTTCGTGGCAGATGCCGACAGCCACGGATTTAGTCACAGATTTGCCGGCAGACTTTGAGGTGTTTGGTCAAGCTGTTGCAACATCAATGGCTGATCTATTAGGTGGCACGACTGGTCAAATCCTTGCAAAAAACTCAAATACAGACATGGATTTTGTGTGGGTCGCCAATGATCAAGGTGACATAACAGCTGTCACAGCTGGCACAGGCATTTCAGGCGGCGGCACATCAGGTGCGGTCACAATTACAAATTCAATGGCAACAGAAATCACAGCAAAAGGTGATTTAATTGTTGGCACAGGATCAGCGACTTTTGACAATCTTGCAGCTGGTGCAAATGGAAGCACGCTTGTAGCAGATAGTTCCACTTCAACAGGCTTGCGCTATCAGGGTTCAATGGCTGCTGGTAAAAATGCAATTATTAACGGAGCATTTGACATTTGGCAGCGTGGAACATCCATCGCCGTCAATGCTGCCGCTTATACAACAGATCGTTGGATGGGTTATCGTGGTGCGGCTGGTATGACAATTAGCCGTCAATCTACAAATGACACTACAAACCTGCCATTTATTCAATACTGCGCAAGAGTGCAGCGCGATAGCGGAAACACGAGCACACAAAGCCTACAATTTACTAGCCCAGTTGAAACTTCAAATGTTTATCGTTATGCAGGGCAAACAGTTACTATGTCTTTCTATGCTCGCGCAGGTGCTAACTATTCACCAACTTCAAGCGCATTAGGTGTTTATCTTTCCACAGGTACAGGAACAGACGGAAACCCATTAGCGGGTTACACAGGACAGACAAACACAATTAGCCAAACTGCAACGCTAACAACAACTTGGCAGCGTTTTAGTTACACAGCGACTTTGACATCAACAACAACACAATTTGCGCCGTATTTCTTGGCTTCTGTAACAGGTACTGCTGGAGCAGCGGATTACTTTGAAGTAACTGGCGTTCAGGTTGAAATCGGTTCAGTAGCCACACCGTTCACTCGTACAGGTGGAACAATTCAAGGAGAATTAGCCGCTTGCCAGAGGTATTACTATCGAGCAACTTCTAACTCAAATAATAATCAAGTTTACGGAACAGGTTTTGCGGCTAGTACGACAACAATTCTAGTCCCAGTATTTTTTCCTGTTCAGATGAGAACTACACCAACAAGTCTTGGCTATTCAAATCTTAGAGGTTCAGATGAAACAACTGATTTGACTCCATCTGCCGTTGTTGCTAATAGTCGAACAAATGCAAATATTTTACAATTACAATTAACTGTAACTGGGGCAACTGCGTTCAGACCATACTTTGCAATTGGTAGTGGTACGGCTGGATACATCGAGATAAGTGCGGAGTTATAAAAATGGATAATGTAATCTTTATTGTAAATGAGTTAGATGGCGTGGAGTACGCAATCATTGACCACGGCAACGAGCAATTTACCTCAATGACAAAGGCAGAATACGACCGCCAGCAAGCGGAACAATCCACACCGATGATTTCGGGCGATGAGTAATTTTCCACAAGGCACATTGCCTCGTTTAATTCAGGTTGCGCTGGCTGAGGTCGGCACAGCTGAAACTGGAAACAACGAGACAAAGTACGGCAAGCACATGAAAGCCGATAAGCTGCCGTGGTGCGGATCATTCATCAATTGGTGCGCCGATCAAGCTGGAGTGGATTTGCCAAATGTGGTCAGCACCCGAGCTGGAGCTGATGCCTTTAGGAAAATGAAGCGATGGCACGCCGAGCCAAAGATTGGCGATCTTGTTTTCTTTGATTTCATTATCGATGACAAAACAACCATCAATCACATTGGCTTGGTAATCCGGGTTTCAGACAAACAGATAGTGACCATCGAAGGCAACACCGGCGATAGCGATCAACGCAATGGCGGCGAAGTCATGGTCAAATCACGAGCTTTGGGAGCAAGGTCATTTGTAGTCGGTTACGGCCGACCAACTTATGGCGCGTTTTCGGGTGATTTGCCCGACCGACCAAAAGGAGAAAAATAATGGATAAAGCAAAAGCAATTGCCGCATCATGGGCTCGCTCATACATCGCAGCTGCATTGGCCGTTTATATGGCTGGTGGAGATTGGAAGCAAATAGCAATGGGTGGCGTGGCAGCTGTTGTGCCCGTCATTTTGCGCTGGCTCAATCCAGCTGACAAAGCATTTGGATCAACTGGAAAGTGATTTTGAAGCTACGCGCGGCAGGTTTAGCTTTAGGTTTATCGCTAAGCCTTGCCGGGTGTGGTTATGATGGATGGGTCAGGTATCCATGTCAAGAATTTGAGAATTGGAAAAACCCGGAGTGTCAAAAACCACAATGCCAAGTAACCGGCACCTGCACCGAAGATGTGATTGGTGATGGCTTCAAAAAATAAAGAGCGATTAAGCCAAGAGGATATTAAAGCACGGCTTATGTTTCTTATTGGCTCGGTTTTGGCCATTGTCTTTCTCATTGTAACTTTAGGCATCACCTACGCATTGATTTTTGTAACTCAACCCATTGGCAATCAATCTCCTAACGATGCAGCTTTTATCGATTTGCTTAAGACTTTGGCAATCTTTCTTACTGGTTCATTGGGTGGTG